AGAGCGTCTTGTTGATGTAAGCGCACGGGTAGAACTTCTTGATGGTCTGCGGATCAAGCGGATCTCCACCGATATAGGCGCTTACCCCCTCGGCATGAACCACCAGCACACAGCCACTAACAGCACCAGCACCGAGGATAGTAAATTGATGTCCGATGAAGCCATTGCCGATGTCCCAAAGATCATAGTGGTATCCCTTGCTGTACTGGATGAACTTGCCGTCATAGGTGTAGCACCGCGCGCCGTGCACAAAGCCACCATCAAACAGGGGCATCTTGGCGTAGGCAATTGAGTCATTCGGGTCTGGATTCGTACCGACGGCAACGGCAGTCATGGCCCCGGTGGGGTTGACGCTCTTATAGGCAGTGGCGACTCCTGAGATTCTGGCATCAATGGGCGTGTGCACCATTGGGCCATCCACCAGCGGGAATCGCTTGGTTGCGACTGCTCCTGACAACTCGTAGGTGTCAAGGCCATCACCGAAGAACAGTCGGGAGCCTGCTGACATACTGGTGACAGGAGCAGTGTGCGTGAATACCGTTGAGAGGGCAGGGGCTTTCTCAATAGCCCCGTCGGCAGACACGGTCATATTAGTGCAACCGATTAGCTTCGTTTCGCCTGTTTCAGGGTCGTGGTCCTGTGTGGCGACAGCAGAAGAGTCGGTGTACCCCAAGCACTTCTTGAAGAGGATGGGCTCACGCACTAGGAGATGACCTGATAACACGCATTAGTCCCAACCTCAATCTGCTCAGAATCCATGTTACGCTTTAAGGCGCGGCCTTCTAGGACGTACTGCCGGTAGTTATTTTTATGTTTCGTCGCGGCGGTAGCGTCTTGAATCTCAGTGTCATGGTGGCTGTAGTACTTAAACGCTGCCCACTCAATACAAGCCCGTTGCAGACGCTGCGGGAGTTCTGGGTCTGCTGCCGGAATCCGCATAGACTGCAGTGGGTACCGCCACGCATGGAGGACCATAGCCACGACAGTAGTAGGTGTGGGCCACACGGTTAATGAGCCTGAGTCCATATCTGTCCGCCATAGCGTCGGCTCTAGCGCATCAGCGGTAGCTCTAAACCCTGTAAACTTGCGCAACTGCCTGCTGCCGACGAAGACGTCCTCTACGCGAATAATGCGTGGATCGAGTTTGTATGCTGCCGTGCCAACTACCGTGGCAACGGTGAAGGTGATGGTGTCGGTGAAAAACCCGGTGTCCTCGCAAAACTTCTCCTGCCCCTCATTCAAGTATCTGACTAAGGTTGTGTCGCGCACCGCGTAGGTGGGTATTTCGTCTGCGAGTAATTCCCTTAACTCCGCCAACATCTCAGAACTCGTCATACGTCCCTCTCAGTTTTATGCGTCCCCAAGTACCCGATATGGGTATCGGTTAAATGCCTTCACGTATGTCTTTATGGTGCCATCCTGCTGCCGCTCCTGTGCTACCCGGCTGGCTTTCGCCTGCTCAAGTACGTCCAGTACCGACTTCGGAACCACGACCTCGATGCCGCGCATGATCTGGTACACAGTGCCGTTCACCCCAACCGGTACATAATTCAGCGCGTTCTCTTCTTCCTCTATAACGAGCCGATAGCGCTTCTCTGCGGCGGGAGCAGGTATTGCTTTGATCTGCTCTACTTCGCCCGTTTCTTCGTTCTCAAGCCCCAATGTAAACTGTGCGTTGTCTACTTTTGACATCTCGGTATGCCTCTCTTTCGTTAAATTATATTACACTGCCGTAGCTGCTCCGCCGCCTCTGGCGTAACGCGCATCACTATACCACACGGGACAGAAGTAGCAACCCCATTTATGTGTAATTCTTTACAGGAGCCTGCTTCACCAGTTACGATTACCTCGACTAGACCGTCGCCTTCAACCACTTCCACTGGAACTACTGGTGCCTTCTTTGCCTTTGCCATTTCTCGGTACCCCCTTTGATTTAGCCCTAGTCTTTATCTTCTGCCTCTGATTCCATGTCGCCAATAGCGGTCATGAACGCCTTATCGAAGTCGCCTTCAGTTTTGTACTCGCCATCGAGCAGTGGCATGATGTCATCAACCAGCTCAGCTACTTCCTTAGCATCCTTGGCGATGTACTGCTTCTCGCACGAAGAACTTGGGGAACAGCACAAATCCATCTTGCTGCTGGGCTTTGCTGCTGGCTTGAGTGGTACGCGACACTCAAGGACATACCCGTTAGCGGCCTTGGATATTTCGATCATTCGGCTCATATACATACTCACCTCGAAAAAAGGGGGCATGGAGCCCCCTCCAGTTTTATGTGCTACGGGTTAATTACAGCGTGCCAGATGGCAGAACTCCGCAGTTTACGTACGTAGCGGTTACGCCTGTACCGGTCAGTGATGTGGTGCCGGGGGTGAACACGTTGCCCGCAGTGACAGCGATCTTAACGTAGCCAACGGGGGTGTAGCCGACCGGGATGTCGCCGAGGGTCATGTCGGCTGCGGCAGTTACGATCGGCCCCTGTGAGGCGATGAAAGATGTGCCAGTTGCGTTGTTACAGAGAACAAAAGTCGTATACTGCGCGGAAACAGCGTTCGCTACAATCGCCTTGTAGTTGTAGGTCGTAGCGAGGTCAAGCAGCCAGTTAGCGGCAAGAGAGCCGGTCAGCGTGGTGAAAATGCCGTCAACGACGTAGGTGTACGCGGACGCGGCAGCGGTCACAACAGCTGCTGGGGTCGTGCCCTGCTTTAGGCCCATAGAAGCGACGTTGCAAAAACCAACAAGGAAACGAAGTGCGGCGTTTGTGATGTCGGCTAACGAAGTGGCACGGTTTGATTTAGTGGCGATAGTTGCTGGCATGGTGATACTCCTTTAAGGAAATAGCAGGGGGGCAGGGCAGGCCGTACCCCCTCTGTTTACAGCGGGTTCAGATTACAGCTCTGTTGCGCAGGACTCAAGGCGGGCCATGAACAGCTCGTTGAGGATAACGGCAGTGGTCATCAGCTTCCAGCCTACGTAGCCACGCTGGCCAAGTGGGTCAGAATCAGAAGGCTTGCCGGGGTTCAGAACGATCGGGCTGATCGAGTCTTTGCCCTTCAGTGGTACTAGACCGTAGGCATCTTTTGCGATGATCAGGGTCGGGTAGATGTCACCCTTGGTGCCAGAAGTTGTGATCTTACCGGAGGTAGAGCCACCAGCGTCAGGGAAGGACTCAAACACAGTGGACTGGATCAGGCGAATGCCCTCAGCAGTACCGAACTCGAACTCACTGATAGGTGCAGTGGCGTAGTCCTTGGCGTCAATGAACCCGGTAACGCTCCGATAATCGGACTCAGTATCAACGTGGGTCAGGCCCACGAAGCACTGACGGACTGCTTCAGTCTTGTAGTTCGGGCTGGACGCAGTCATCTTGGTAATAAACCCGGCGTTCTGACGCTTCAGGCCGCGAACGATCTTACGCAGCTCGCCCTGTGTAGGGACGGTCAGGACAGAACTACGGGCAGTGATACCAGACCCCGAATAATAGACGTTGGTACCGGCTTTGATGATACCATAGCGGATAGCTTCGACGGTCTGAGCAGCCTGCTCAGCGATAACTTCCTGTGCCTCGCGGAAGACTGGGTCTTCGTGGGTGTCCGCGATGACGTCAGTCAGGGGTACGAAGTCACCGTACTGGCTAAGGGTGGCCTGCACGTCGGTATAGGTCAGTGTCTTACCCTGCGGTGTAACGCCCTCGATCAACGGTACAGTCGCTTTAGGCAGAGCCTCGTAGCGACGGAACTTGGCACTCTTGGCGCTGTTGCCCGGGATAGGATAACTCTGGCCAAACTTCTCGATGACCAGATAAGGGAGTGCGCGCTTGAGCATTGCGGCTACAGCGTACGCGGCGGTTCTTGGAGAAATATCTCCGTAGGTTGTAAGAGCCATTTTGTCCTTCCTCCTGTGTTAAATGCTGTCGCTGTGTATTGCTTCGTTAAAAGCTCCATCGAAATCAGACGAATCGGGCGGCTCTTGATGTGAGGTACGCCTACTAGATACTGACTCCATCTTTCGCAATTTGTCCGCTTTACCAGCAACTGGTTGGGTTGGTGTTCCAGATGGTGCCGGGGGCGGGTTGGGGTCTGTGTCCTTTGTTACCCTGCCGGTTTCCACCTTGAACTCTGTGTAGAGAGCGACTACGTCCTGTGCCGACCCTCTATCGAGCACAAAGTTTGCACCGACCTGCCGGTGACGAGGAAGAGCTACTATCCATTTTTCTAATTCTGGTAGTAGTGTATTAGCATCTTTATGTGTTGTCAATACTGTTTGAATGAATTTTTCATCTTCCGACTGTGCCTGTGCCGTGGCTAATGGGGTTACTTGCTCTGTCAATTGCTTTACAACAGCAAGTGCTTGAGCAAGTTGTGCCTCGGTTGACTGGTGCTTCTTCTCCATCATGGACGCTACTTCTGGCCAATCTACCTTGAAGTCAGCCCACGCCTTATCCTCATCAGCCTTAGCCTGCACTTCCTCGGGTGTTGGCCCGGCTGGTGCTGCGGGAGCTGGTGCTGCGGGAGCTGGTGCTGCTGCTGGTGCAGCCTTCAGTGCTGCTAAGTCGGCCTTCACCTGCTCTAGTTCAAGCTGGTCAGCAGTTTTAGTAGGGGGCTCGTCACCAGCCGGGGGTGTAGTAGGGGGCTCGTCACCGTTGCCATCTGCCGGGAGCTCGTCACCGTTACCGTCTGCCGGGAGCTCATCATCTTTGGCCCCACCTGCCGGTGCGCCATCCAATGCCTCATTGAATGCTGCGTCAAACGCCTCGTCTACTACCGCGCTGTCGTTGTTCTCGGTGCCCACAAATGTCATTTTAGTTTCCTCCGTTCTCGGTTAATGTCTTGGTAAGATCGCGCAGTTCTTGTGCTTTGCCTCGCACCACGCCGCTCTCTTCCTTAACTAGATCATCTTTATGCCGAGCTAAACGCAGCGCGAATAGCTCTAGCACCATCTTACCTACCTCACTTGTTGGCAGTTTACCTCGCAGCTGAAGTATCAACTGCTTTTCCCTGTCCTTGGCGTCCATTCTCTAGCTCCTGTGTCCTCGAAAGCCCTTCGAGCAGGAGCTTGATGTGCTCAAGTTCCGTTCTGCTCGATTGGTCTTCCACACTTGCGAGGTTTTGTTCAACCCGCGAAAGTATCTCGGCGATCTTCGCTTGGTTCTGTGATGCTGCCAGCTTGACAGTCTCGATGTCCTTGGTGGCACCTGCTTCGAGCTTGCCCGCCTGCGCTGTAATGTGACGGTCTTGGAGTGACTGCTGCTGCTGAGCAGCCTGCGCGCGCTGATCGAGTATCTTGCGTGCTGTGGTATCGTCTTCAAGGAGTTCGACAGGGAGATCGCGCGAGCGCAGCCGCTCAATGAGAGTGTCGCGGGTTTTGAAAATCGCGCGTTCATCTTCTGTCAACGTGGTCATGAACTGGTCGAGTGCGGCGCCGCGCACTTCCTTGGCGACCAGCGACTTGTTACCACGAGCGCCTACGTTAAAGTCACCTTTGATGTCAGCGTTCTCATTGAACTCCATGTTCCATGCCACTACTGAGCCAATGACTGACGCGGTGAACAGATCGAACGCACGGACGACGTCCTTCTGCACCATGTTCGCGCCACCTGTCATCATACTCATATTGCTGCTGGTGCGGAACGCCTCGCCAAGACCTTCGGTGCCACCAAACAGCCACGCTGGTAGAGATGACTCGCGATCGAATGTTTCGAGCACTTCCTTCCGCAGCGGTATCAACTCACTGATGTGGGAGTCTGTTGTTATAGCTACGATAGCGCGCGACCCCGCCTCTGTACCGGTGCCATCGCGGTAGATAACTTGGAACGCCCGGATAGCGTCAATCTTCTGGCCGGGGGATAGTAGCTCGCGGTTGATCTCGTACACCGGCCCGGCGCACGCTGCCATATTATCCTGAGTGGCACGGTCGATTGAGCAGAGACGCATCTGTGAGTCACGCAATACCTCTGGCAAACCTGTACCAGTAAGACCTGAGTCCTCATCCTCATCGAAGATAAAGCAGTGGTAGTTGTCGGCTGGGTTCTCCCCAAACGGAGCTTTGTCAATACGGATGACCTTGTCACCAAGCATCCAGACTTCCGCGAACATATCACTGGTCTTATCAGCTTCCGTAACGCCCTCTACGCCTGCGTCGAACATATCCTGCCCGTCGAGGTAGCCAAGCCAGCGCACTACTTCAAACTTGTTCTTGCTGGACAGACTCACGCCTTCTGTCTTATTCAGCGTATTAAGCTGCGTGTCAGCGTTATTAGGTACATAGTTCCCAGTCTTATTATCGAGCAAGAACGCAGTAAGTACATCCTCATAGAAGTCTTTGTGGCTCTTGAGTTTAACTACCTCGTGGCGGTTCATGACCATACGCTCGAAGACGCCATCTTGTTTACGCCACCCGCGAGCAGTAAGGTCAGGGAACAAGTCCCACACCTTGACGTGCTCATACATTGGGCGCGGTATGTTCTTGGTTATCGCCTTGAACTGCCCGGAGGTGGGGTCTTTCTCCCACTTTCGCTCAGTTTTGTACTGTGTCATTGGCCCCTTTGCGATGCCGTACCCGTAGATGCCGCCTGACCGCAATACCTTCTTGCATAGCTGCTCGTAAGTAACTTGGTCACCACCGAGATCGGCGAGCTGGTCTTCTACTTCGCGCTCCATTTTCCGAGCGCGCTCCTTGGCGAAGGCTATGACCTCGCGCTCAATCATATCAGACGTAACTTCAGCCGGGGAAGCAGGCGCGGTACCGGGCTGTGCTGGCTCTTGCTGAGCCGCTTGCATCTCAGCCTGCGACTGTTGCGCCAGTTTGTCCATGATGCCCTGTAGGTCTTCCTGACCTATGGATGGCACCGGAGTAGCATCGACCGACCAGTTTTTATCGGACGCTGGAAACATCATCTCCATGAGCTTGGCGACGAAACCGATGACCTTAGTGTGTGTCTCTTTCGGGTATACCCGGCTACGACCTTCGGGGATGTTAGCAAGGATTTCCGGGTCGTACTGCCCGCGATACTGCCGCAGGTTCTTTATCCACTGCTCCTCGAGCGGCTTGCGGTCGGTAGCGTACTGCGCATACTTCGACTTGAGGTGCGTACCGATCTTGACAAGAGCTTCTTTGTTTTCTGTGGCTATCTTCATTTAGTACCCCGCGTAAGCGTCCGCTGGTCGAGAACGGACGCTAGAAAATACTGGTGTTAAAGCCATAAGTGAGTAATCAGACGCGCTATATTTATGGTTAGCGAAGAGCAGCGCGTACTGCAATGCGTCCATAACGTGCGACCAATTATTCTTATCTGGCTTATCGTGGTGGTCTAGGCTCCCTTGTTTCTTAGCATATCTGTACTTACTTCGCAACCCTTCTATGACCCATTTACATGAGGGGTCTACCAAGAAGAGGGGGTCGCCGTCAGGGAACTGAGACAGCACATCTCCTACGGCATTGATTCGTACTATAGGGTCGTTGGTGTGGCAAGCCTTTACTGTGTACCCGTTCTCTGGCTTGAACGTCGCTTTCAGCTCCTTGAAGCACGTATTATCGTCAGTATCTGACTGCCGTACACCAGCTGGGTCACCACAGAAGATGCCGGGATTCTGCTGGAAGTGGTTTATGAGCATAGGTTTAGTGTGGCGCAAGTTAAACGTCTTCAGACCCATATCGAACGATACAGACTCACGTAAGCAGAAGATGCGCCCATCCGGTTGTACTTGTATGAACACGGCTGCTGGTGTTCGCCCAAAGTCGTGTCCGATGATGATAGGAAGATATGGGTTAATTGGTAATGGCGCCCTAGAGATATGCCGATCATACTTAAACTGTTTAGTATAGACAGGTTTGCCAGACTGAGACTTAGCATACTCACCCTTAATATAAACGTCCACCCAATCAGAAGTCTTGCCCTTCGCCAGCTTCTCGTAGTACTGAGGCGCTAAAAACTCTACGTTCTCTGCCTCTGGCGATAACCCAGATGGCTGGATATAAGAAGCGCACTCGATAACTGATTCTGGCTCTTCGTCGATCTGCGGCACATGCTCGATGATCTTATACCATGTCGAGTCCATCTCCGGTGGGTTGGTGTCAGCGATGATACCAGACCAGTATACTGGCACCTCTTCACGTCTTGGATAGCGCTGCAACCGGCCCATGAGCGCCATCAAAATCTCAAGAGGTATCTCCCGTGCTTCGTTGATCCATGCTCCCGTGAGTTCGAGTGAGAGCACGCGCTGAACATCCTCTGGTGAGTCAAGTGGGCGGAATAGAATCTCGGCGTAGACGTCGGCAAACTCCAGCACAAACATCATCTCTGACTCTTTCCAACGCCCGAGCGTCCCCGGTGGAATCCAGTCACACCACGTCTTGAACGTCGTATCTTTGAGCTGCGGGCGTGTATTGCGGATGATAGCCCAGCGGGACTTCCTCTTGCCGTCTGGTGCCTTGGGCATAGCAATGCAGCGACGCAGTATCTCCATGACACTGGCGGCTGATTTACCTGACCCGATCGGCCCCATGATCACCCTAAAGAACGCATCATCCAGCATAAACTCGCGTGCGATCTTTGACGGTGTATAATTAATCGACATTGCTCCCCCCAGACCTCATACCCTCTCAAGGTATAAGTGCTGCCGTTATTTCGATTGACAGCTTGGCAAATTCGTCAGAGAAATCCACTCCCGCATTGTCTGCTTGGCATACGAGGTTGTATTTCCCAACTGGAACCGCGACTGTTTCGCTGGCCCCAACTCTGCCCTCAAATGTGCCAACGGTTGTGGACCGGGTTAAATCTCCAGACAATGCCGCAGTTCCACCAGCAACTGGGACAAGCGCCCACTTGCCGGTCCATGTTGCCCACGCCAACTCAAGCTGCTCGGTGAGAGCTGGCAAATCCTCGGCTACCGCGTCAAACCATATATTAGCCCCCTGCGCTTTTTTTATTGCCATGTTACATCTCCTGTATTGAAAT